AGAATAGGATCGTTAATGTCTACTGCTTCGTCAATATCGTGACTAGCTGATGTTATATTGATACCGTTAGCTTGTAAATCCATAGATAAGTCGTATATAAACTCTGCTGGATCTGAGTCAGGGTTATAGCGATCGTGATCAGTAGTTGCTGGTGTAAAGTTAAAATATACAATTACATTACCATCTCCATCATCATCAACTATATCAGTATTTACATATTCTCTGTCTATATTTTGATCTATTATCTGTATAGCTTTCTTATAGTCGTTTTTAGATACTTTAATATAAGTTGTTTGATGTGGACCTTCTGTTTTAAGATTTACATTAATTCCTTTCTTTGCTAATTTTTCAGCTTCTCCAGCATCTTTTGTAACGACTACTCCTGCTTCTTGTTCTTTCATTTGTTTCTGTAAGGATTCTTTAAGTATCTTTAGTTCTCTAACAGTTTTTTTATCCTTGTCAACTAAAGTTCCGTTTTTGAACATTTTTAATGTATATTCGCACTTTGTAAGTCGATCTTTAAGTTCTTTGTAGTTCATAGATAGAGTCTTGTATACGTATATAAATAAATAGATTAACTATCCCAAATCAATGTTATAGCAGTTTCCAAATCATTCCATATCTTTTCAGAACCATTTTTAGCATAGAATAGTGTTATATCACCGTCTCTACTAATATCTAATCCTTCTATATTATCAATATATGAAAAATCTTTCAAAGTACCTAATACACCGTGTTTACTGTACGGTATAGCTAATTTAAGAAAGGTATCTCTATCGTATGGAAATTTGTATCGAAAATCTTTAAATTCTAAGGTTTCTTGAGTTTCAATATTTCTAAGTTTTAACCCTTTATTTCTAATAAGATATTCTTCTATTTTTATTTGTTCAAATAAATTTAAAAAATAATCTTCAGTTAATAAATGTCCTGAACATGAGGGTGTTGTTGGAATGTTTTTTTTGTGTAGAGATTTAACTAATGATATTAGCTCGTTATCTAGAGAACTGTATTCAAATTTTTTATAAATTTCATACGGTCTGTCTTGATGTTTAAAGTAGTACCAATCACTAATATTAGATTTATACCAATAACCTTTATGAAATTCTAGGTGATTAATTAAATCTGCTCTCAAAACTATTTTTTCTTTCCGCTTTTCATATTAGCACACCAGTGGTACATTTTTGCTTTTTCACCAGATGCGTTTTTAGCTTTTTTTCTAAGATCTGTAACTGAACCATTACAGCTAGCACCAGATTTTTTTACTCTTCCTGGTCTTGACTTACCTTTCTTCTTTCCATCTTTGAAGTTTTCGGCAGCAAGGATTTCACCAATCATCTGTGCTAATGTAAGTCTAGTCATTTTCTTTTGGCAAGTTCTTTAATTATGATATTTTTCTTTCTTTTAAAACTAGAGTTTTCAAGTAACTTCTTTAACTCTTCTGTTGATGTAGTAGCTGGAGTATAGTGTTTCCAAGACCATTTATTAGTTCTTTTTCCTCTAGCATCTCTAACGTACTCTTTAGTTGAAGGTTTGATTTTTGCAGGCATTATTTCTTTTTCCAAATTTCGCCTCTTCTACAACGAACAACTGCCCCGGAGGCGTAAGCGGATGGCCAGGTGTCATATTTTGATTTTGCTAATCTAGTACATCTATCATCTTTTTCTTCTATAGCTCCTTCGTTTTGTACTTCATGTAGTAATCCTACTACTAAATTTTGTATGTCTTCTTTTTTAACGCAGTTAGGTACTTTTTTTCCAAACATAGTTTTCATACCTTTCTTTTCATACCCTTTCCAGCATTTCTCTAACAAAGCATCAGCAGCCTCTTTTGTAATTGGTTTAAAACCTGAACCATAAGGGGCTGATTTTCCGTCTTGTGGATCAGCAGTTTCTGTATACTGTGTAGCTTTAGGCACTTTTGATCTCATTTTATCTTTAGGGTCACTTTTTCTAGCTCCTCTTTCTTTTGCATCTTTAGACATTCTACCTTTAACTAAATTACCTGATTTAGTAAAGTAGTGTCCTGCTGGTGCTTCTTTTGTTTCTTTTTTTACTTTTTCTTTTTCTTTTGCTTTTTTAGCATGAGCTATTCTCTGCTGTATCATTACAGGGTGAGATTGTGCTTCTTTTTTTACTGTTGCTTTTTTAGTATTTTTCACGACTGTCTTTCCTTTAGCTCCTGCTTTCTTTTTCTTTGCTGCAGTAGCGGCTCTTTGACCTTTAGTTAAACTTTGTGCTTTCGCTTTTGGTAAACATCTATCAGGGTTCTTTTTATTTTTAGAAGTACCACATTTACCGGCTATTTTACCAGAAGAAGAAATGCGAACCCACTTCTCTTTCTTGAACCAGTCTCTTAAAGACTCTACTGTGATATTTTTAATTTGTTCGTTTGTCATAATAAAGAAAGAAAATTTTCGTAGTTTTCTCTACTTTCCATGTTTTCATATAAATATGTAGCAAGTTCCGTATTTCCTTCTTCAGTAAAATGCATATCTCCTTCTTTTAATCCTGCATAATGTAAATAAAAATTAGATTTTCCATTAAATTCTTTAGTAGATAAAAAATTAATTTTTTTTAAAAAGTAATCATACCTTATTACCTCCTGTCTTTTAAATGTACCATTTTTATGAAATTTATTTAAAATAGGTTTTTCATTACTTTTTAAAAATAAAAAAGGTTCTAAAAAAAATTTTACTTTAGCATTCCTAGATTCTAATAATAGTTGGATATTAAATAATGTCTGCAAAGTATAATACTCATAATATTCAGGATTATAACAGTCTAATAGAAATCTTTTATGTTCATTTGATAAAAATTCGTGACTAGTTAAATTTGAAAAAGTATATAAAAGATCTTTCCAAAGAACTTCTTTTCTTTCAGGAGCGGGTACTTGTATAATAAAGGTATGGTCTGATAAATTATCTTTATCTTTTATGTAGAAAAGAATCTTTCTTAAAATATAATCTATTCCCTGTCCTCCTCTAGCTAAATTTAAAAAGCTTTTATACTTTCCTATTTGTTTGAGTTTTGCTCCCCAAGTTAGGTTATCTCTAACCCATTGTTTTGAGACATTTACTTGTTGGTAAAACTTTTGTAATTCAGGTGATGAAAAAGTAGAAACGTCGTTCAAGGATGGATTATTCCAAAATGCAGAACCTTCAGTATGAGAACATCCTGATACAACTAATTTGCTCATGTATATTTATAAACCTTCAGAATGCATCATAAACATTCTTATAATAATAGCAGCTATTATACCAAAAATGATCCATAGAGCTCTAGTAACTCCGTCTTTCCAGCTTTTTAATGTTTCTATTTCTGCAAGTTTAGTTTCAAAATCTTTTTGATTAGCTTGTAAAAATTGTCTATGTTCTGTGTTTTTATTTGTATTAACTATAACGCCTGAGTCTGGGTTAAGAAGTGTTTTCTTTAGAGAAGAAATATCTACTTTTAGCTCACTAACGTCTGATTGCATTTGCTTTAACTCTCCGTTAGGCATATGGTCTTTTACGTGTTGTATTTCTTTTAGAACAGCTTCTAAAATCTGCTTCTGTGTCATAGTATTTTATATATAAATATCACTCGATATGCTTACGCATTATAGTTGTAAACTCTTTTAAGTCTTTTAATATTTTTTCTTTAGTCTGCTTATTCATACCTCCCCAATCTTCGATAGCTCCTTGTTCTGTAACAAAAGTATGTTTATCGTTAACTGAGTCAAGTACCCAGTTTTCTATATCTTTTACTACCTCTCTAGCATTACCTTTTATCATCCTCTGTTCATACTGTTTATATAGACCTGCTTTTTTAAGAGAGTCTTCATAGTCAACAGTACAAGGATCAAAACAGAATCCATGTATCTTATACATTTTTTTTGCTAACCAATGTTCCATTGGACCGTTACATTTAGGGCATCTAAGAGGTATCCTTAAAGCTTTTTTTGCTTCATCAAGTTTAGTAATGTTTTGTTTAATACCGTTCTTTATAGTCCACTTTTTACCGCTTTCTTCCCATATGTCTCCTTCCTTATGTTTATAAGAAGACTTTCGATAGCCTGTTTGAACTTTAACACCAGAGGTGAAATCTTTATTAACTAAATTCCTTACTCTCTGTACGTCGCTTTCTTTAAATTCTTTTTTTAATAATGTTTCTTTACTCATAACCTAACTCTTTCAATCCTTTAAGTGCATCGCTTATATCACCTTTTCTAACTCTAAAAGCGATTCCTCCTGATGCTTCCCATTCTCTTATATTTGATTTTTTATCGTCTATTAAAATACTATTCTCATTAGCATATCTTTGTTTATCAGCTGAATAAGCAAAAATAGTTTTAGGTTTAGGCTCTAAATTATTTTTTACCCATAAGTTTTTACCTAATCTTGAACTATTATGTCTTGAAGGAGAAGTAAGTAAGTTAGGTCCATATGGTTTTATAAAGTCCCAAAGTTGATATCCTTTAGGCATCCAGTCCATTCCAACCCAAAATCTAACTCCTATCTTAACATCTATTAAATGCCAAAATGCTTCTAATCCAAACTCTTTTTCATACTCTTGAGGATGCTTTCCTGTGAAGTGTTCGAATCTAGCTTCAAAGTTTGTTAATACTCCATCCATATCACAGTATATTTGATACGGTGGTTTCTCTTTTTCTTCTTTAAGCGGATACGCTTCTAATAAATCTACTAATTTTTTCATAACCTTTATTGATTTTTAATTTTATCTTCCCAATTTCGAAAAGTAATATTACCTAACAAGTATGCTTCTTTTTCTATTTCTACTAGAGCATCGTCTTCGTTAGTATTTGTAGTTCCGTAATTTTGTAATCTACCTTCTAAGTTTTGTAGATGGTGAACCATTTCATGTACAAAAGATCTTAGTATATCTTTAGGATGTCTCCCCTCAGTATATAAAACTACTTCTTTTAATTCTGGATTATAGTAAGCAGTTCTTCCGAATACACTTGATGCTTCAGCTATATCTTTTTTAAGTTTTATTTCCGGTAGAGGAGTTATATTCATTTTTTGGTCCATCATATATTCTAGTATAGACCCCATAAAAGGTGTAAAGTCAAAACCAGTCTTTTGAGATTCATCTACAATACTAACCCTTATATGGTCTTGCATAAACCTTATTGATATATTATCACCACCAATTTGGTTTTGTATTCTTTTATAAAGAGTAATTAAATATGCTTTATCTTTTGACTTAATAGCAGCTTGGGGTTGAATATGTGAACCCCTATTATACTCTTCTATATTATCTTCAGTAGTGAAGATATCGGTAATAACATTTTTTAATTTATCCTTCATCTGTTCGGATACAATGCTCGTCTTTAACATATTTAATATTTTTAACATTTCCTGTCTATTTAACTTTGCAGGAAAAAAATCAGCTACTTTATCTAAATTTCCGCTTAGAATAGCTTTTCTAAAATTAGTAGCTCTGATTTTATTACTATCATTTGAAGTAACTGATAATCCTTTTACGTTAGGAGTTTTTTTAAATGCTGATATTCTACCTAAATCTCTAAGGTCATCTTTTTCTCTAATACCTGTAACTGCATAAAATTGTTCATCTTTATTTTCAGCAGCATAATCTCTAGCAAGTGTCATAGGATTACCTTCTTTTGTAATTACTTCTATATTTGGTATATATTTTTTATATATTTCCCATATAGCAGCCGACTGCTCTTTATTAATACCGTTTCTATCATTATCTCCTATAAAGATTACAACTTTATCTACCTTTTCTACCTTATCAAAATTTTTATCTAATACATTACTACCGGCTTGCTTATAATTATCTAACCCATATAGTTTACCTTTAATAGTACCGTCAAGTAACCTTTGTACTATTTCAAAGTGACCTCTATGAGGTGGTTTAAAAGCTCCTGGATATAATGCTATCATGCTAAAAAGTCTTGTAATTTAGAGTCAATTTCTCTTGGAGTACTGCTAACTAACTGGCTAGTAAAAATAGGATTAAATAACATTTCGGCTATGTTTTCTAATACCTCGTCTTCTTTTTGTAGAGCTTTTTCTTTACTAGTTCTATAGCTTTTAAGTTTTTTAGTCATTTTATCATCACCAGGTCCTACTCCGTTTTTTTGATACCAATCTTGAAAGTATTTTTTAAGAGCTCTATCTTCACTATAGTTTTCTTTATCGTAATCCATATGTAAAGTTGCTTTATCAAATTCTTGTTGCTCTTCAGCTGATAGTTTTAATGGGCTTCTAAAAGAAGACCCTTCTATTTTATTTTTTTCAGCATATCTTTGCAAATAATCTTTTATACCCTGTACACCATTTTTAGCTGCTGTATCAAATGCTTTTATATCACCTTCAAATTCTTTTCTAGTATTAACGAATAAAGAAAAATTACCTTTCGTCATTTTAACATAATCATTGATTAACTGATAAACATTTCTCCATGTTGAAAATACTGCTGATTTAGGTACATTTCTTTCTCTTTGAAAGTTAGAAATAAAAGCTTGCATAGGATGAGTATATACCATTACCATATAGACATTAAAGCCTTTAGCTAAAATATCTTTAATCTTTTTAGGGTTAGAAGCTGTTGTATCCCAAACAAAAGATCGCTTATTATCTACGAACTCCTCTGCTTCCTGGTCCGCTGCTCGAGCTGCTGGTCCCAGTTTGTTGAACGCTGGATGGTCCGGATCCTCTACGTATTTGTCCGGATTGACTAGGGGTAGAGATTTGAGATCTAGTTGTTGAAGGAGGTATGATTTCCCTGCTCCAGCTCCCCCTGCCATTATTACCGCTTTCGGGCCTGCCGTAGCCTCTAATATCAGGTCTGATAGTTTTATCATTGTTAAATTGATTTGGATTGTTATACTCTCTTATGTTTATATTCTTATTTCCTTTTTTAAGTAAATCAACAGAACGTCTTATCTCTGCGTCATTATTTTCAGGTCTATTGTATACTCTTACATTAGTATTATTATTTCTACTATTGTTATAACTTCTAACGTTGTTATAGTTTCTCTGTACTATGTTATTACGTTCTAAATTATCATTATATTGACTTCCTCTTCTAGTTTTAGCATAAGCTATAGTCTGTCTATTCCATATATGAATGTTACTATAGTACGGATCCCAACTATTCCATCCCCAATTTCTGAAACCATAAGGGTCCCAGTGGTTATATCCTCTCCATCCAAAATTAAAATTCCAGTCAAACCAGTAATCATATCTGTTTACATATATATCCCATGGACTAATATTTCTATTGTATTTCCATAAAAAGTTTCTATTATAAAAAGAATAATACCAACGTAAGTCTTGATCTAAAGCAAACTGAGTAAAATTCCATTTAAATTTGCTATCGTTATTAAACTTCCTATATAGTCCAAATTCACTATCTACTACATCTACAGCAATACCTTGAGAGGTAACAAATGATTTTGGTGTATGGTTAAGAGTAGCAACTTTAAAATTACCACAGCTGGTTAATAAAAATAGTACAAATAAAAATGTTATCTTTTTCATATAAATGGTTTATTATAAATAGTTAAACTTTTATTGTAGTAGGGTAACTATTATAAATTGGTTCAGTATTAGGGTTCTCTAGTTGATATAGATCATAGATGTTTTGAAACAACTTAAAGTTTTTCTCTATTTCATCTATCTGCAATACTTTCCATCCTTTACCCTGCATTACTCCTTTTTGTTTACTAGGTCCTCTACTTTTGGCTTTAAGCCATATAATACCAGTTCTTTCTATTTCTACATCTCTACTTTCTTTAAGAGCTTTAGCATAAGAAGCTAATTGAAGATCGTATGACTTATGTATACTATTAGAAGTTTTAAGATCTAATAGCCACACCTCTCCATTAATTTTACAGACTATATCTGCAGTTCCAGCATACTTATACTTATCTGACCATACAAATTGTTCAGACGATATTAGTTCTGGTTTATATTCCTTCCAGAACTCTGCAAATTTTAATATCATCTCCCAAACTATCTGAGAGTATTTAGCATTACCGTAATCATCCATCCAGGATATCTCTTCTCCTTCTACTAACTTCTCAGCAGCTTCATGTACTTGAGTACCTTCCTTACCTGCTCGTCTCATAATAAGATCAGCGTTATGCCCAACGTCTTTGAGCCATGACTCGAAAAACTTATTCTTGGGCATATATTGGAGTATAGTGGTTACGGACGGGTAGTATACTCCTTCGCTTCTCTTATAAACTCTCCTATCTAGAAAGTTTATTTGCTTTAACTCTGGATTAAAATCCAGTCTTTTTTTCTCATTCTGTTTAAGAATGTTCATACCTTGCTTAATCATAAATCTAATTTGTGTACCATCAGGTTAGATAGATCTAACTCTTGTGCCTGTTGTACATGTTTAGTAAAAGATTTAAAACCCATTTCGGATGGATCTTTATCTTTCATTTCTATAAGGTAAACTTTTTTACCTTGGTTTAACAATTGTTCTGATATTTGTAGTGCTCTATCTCTAGCATCTGAATCTAATGCAACGTAGATATCAGAGCACGGGCTTGTAAGTAATTTCTTATATAACTCTTTAGCCATATTTTTTCCTAGTAATGGAATAGCATTACGTCTTATGGCTATTGCATCGAAAACTCCTTCACATAATATAACAGGGGTATTCCAGTTAATTAAATTTTCAAAAAATACTATGTCTTTAGAAGCTTCAGGGTTCTTGTATTTAAAGTAGTTGCCATCGTAAGCTCTCGCAATAAAAAAGTTGAGTTGATTGGATTGAGAATAACTTGGAATAATAATTCGTCCTCCATATTCTCCAGATGTACAGTACCCAATTTGGTATTTAATAAAATCATAGTTGGTAAGTCCTCTGTCATACAAGTATTTCTTTACATTATTAGCGATAACGGACGTCTGAGAAGCTTCGGATAACAGTTGATACTCGTCAGGTAGCTTTATAATAGATAGTCCTTTATACTCTATTTGTGAGCCTTTAGGTAGGTATTTAAGTATATCTACAGACTTAGCTTTAGGTACCTTTAACTGATATAACAAAGAGCGTATTGTAGTTCCTTTAGTTTCACACACCCAACATTCCCATGGGTTTTTCCCATGTTCGTTTGTAGACATGTTAATTTCAAGCTTGGGTTTTCTGTGATTGCAGAAAGGGCAATGAAACGCAAAGTTGTCTCTAGCTCGTTTGTGGCTTTTGCCCAATAAATTTTCAATTGAGCCTAATAAAAATGTATAGTCCATAGATAGTCCGTAACCTATACATAAAGATAAGAATAATTATTCAGACTACCAACTTATATCTCAGTAAGTTCGTCTATAGCAGATCGAACCGCTTTATTAAGTATATCGGTATTTTCAACATCGATATATTCAAATAGCTTTTTAGATATAGTTTCTGACAATAATTTTACGTCCTCTTCTGTAAGGGTTAAAGATTTTCTAGTAACAACCTTTTTGCTTTCTAAAATAACTTTTGCTAGTTTCATTTGTCAACTTATTTTACCTTTATAATTCTTACTATTTCTCCTCTATCATCATCATCGGTATGAAATACTTCATAATCTAAAAATTCTCCATACTTTTCACCGTCGTATTTATTACCAAAATTCATTAAATCTTGTTGAGACCCTCTAACATCTATTCTTTCTCCAAATTTAACATCAAATCTTAAATGAGGAAAAGCTTTTGCAAACTGACCTGCAAGATTATCAATATATGCTTCGCTAAGTATGATGTCTCTTAATTTCATTTCTTAACAATCACAGCAATTGCAGTTACATGATTTACCGCAGTTACAGTTATTACAATTACATTTCATATATTTTTACTTTTAAATCACCAGTTCCTTTTATTAAACGGTGATATGTCTCTTTAGGTATAAATAGTTTATTTTTCGATAATCTTTTAGGTGTTTGATTATCTAGTTGAAATTTCCAGTCAGTATCATGTAGGCACTGAACTATTCTGTCTTCTTTGTCTCTATGCCAGACTAGCTCAAATGACGGTGTATTACTAGAAAATTCTCTTATAATATAATCTTTAGTTTTTACCTGAGTGTAGGGTTTGCTCATAGTTCAATATCATTATAAAATCTGTCTATCAATAAACCTACTTTAAGTGAATTTTTAGGTTTTATCTTTTCTGATTTCATTATTGATTTAATTTTTTTAATGTTACTATCACCAAACATTCTAGAAATATAACTTCTAGATCTTTCCATTTCTATTAATCTATCATTATAGAATATAAAAAAATCATTCCTCTTTTTAAAAGTAGGGTCTGGTTTTTCTTGAATACCTGGTGTATAGTGAGCTATTTCCATTCTAAGATATGTATTTGCAATTAATTTAAAGTCTTTACTTGATTCATAAAGTAATTCGTAAAACTTACCATTTAGAGAAATAAAAGTATTATTTTCAAATTTTACTTTTACTACTTTATCAGAAGATATAGAAAGTGGTTTCCAATCAGTTTCTATTTCGAAAGTTTCTTCTATTAAATTAAAGTTAGTTAAAACTTTTATAGGACTAGTTGCATCATACAATTCTAGTATTGCAGGTTGGGGTTCTTCAAAAAAGTACCTATTGCCTATAAAAGCGACTTCTTTTGGAGTATACTGTCTTGCAATTTCTCTTTGCAGTACCTGTAAATCAGTATTAAATTGAGAATTAAAATCTTGTGAGTTAAATTCTTGACCGAAGATTATTCCTCCGAGTAATATAGTAATCAAATATTTCATAATATAGTCTTATTAATATACGAACTTAATTTCTTTTTACCTTTATTTTGAAAAAATATTTCTTGAAATTTATTAGATGCTTGATTTTTTAATAAAGCTATTCTTAGATCTCTGCTAGCAACTCTAGTGTCTATACCACTAAACCTAATGTCAACTACTTCTTGAGGAAGCTTTATGGTGTGTCCGAAAATCCAATCTACAGTATAAATGTCTGAGTTTAGTACAACTTTGCTTTTAAAAACTTGTTGAGCGTTACTATCTTCACCTATGTAACGTAAGTCTCCTTGGTATTTCAATTCTCTTACATCTCTTAAATGTTCTAAATAGTCAAGACCAATTTTATTACGGTCTAAAACTACATCGTAATCGTTAACGTCTTTTAGTTTAAAGTCTTCTATAAAAAAGTAATCACATAGACTCCCTCCTAAGTTATAAGAGTTATCGAAATTTAAATTACAAAATTCTATAAATTTCCTAAGTCTACCAGTATCCTGAGAAGTTTGATCCACCGCCTAATGATTTCCAGTAACGGCCAATATTACAAGACCAATAACCTGCTTTAGTTTTATCTTTCTTTTGAGCACATTTATGCCTAGCAGCAAAGGATGCTCTAGCTCCTCTTTGTTTAAGTTTTACAGAAAGTCCTGTATCACCGAAAGAAACTTTTTTTACATTTCCTTTCTTTGACTTAACGTAGACGTAGAATTTTTTACTTCCACCTCTTTTAGGTTTGTTAAGAGCAACCTTTTTTCCTCTGTATTCAGCTTCGGGTATGTAATCAACTGATGCTTTAAGCATTTCGAATCCATTATAATCGTAACTTTCGTTTTGAATAGAAACTGCTTTTCTTAACTTATCCATGTTTATATTACCCCCTATCGACTCTACTAGTTCTTTGATCATATCAAAGTCTATCATTTCGTCTATAGAAGCTGCTTCATCGATTAGGTCTTCATTTTCGATCATATTATCGATCAAAGCACCTATTTCGAACAGAGGATTGTAATTTGAAGAAACCATAGGAAGATCTAACGGTACTTTAAGTCCATTATAATCACCATATTCACCTATATCCGTCGTCTCTATAAGGTCTCTATCTGCTTCGTCTAACTCAATAGCCTCGTCTCTAACAGCTTCTCTTGCTTCTTTAAATAATTGTATAAAGGCATCAGAGTTATAACGGTAGACATGCTCATGTAAAGAGAGCTTATTGTCTAGATGGTACTTTAATGATGGGTATCCGATAATTTCTTTTAATTTAATCATAATTATTTCATTTCAGGATGAAACTTTAGCTTAATAACTTTAGCATCTTTAGAAACTGATTTACCATCAATCTCTACCTCTATTGGGTAGGGTTCAAATTTATCAGCCCAATATGCTATATCATAGCTTCTATCTTCTTTACTGGTTACTAATAAGCCTCTATTATATTTATCGTCTTCTGCTTGAAGAACTTTTTCTTTATCTATAGGTAATATTAAATCACCCATGAGTTTTATTTTTCCTTCTTCATATCCTTCTCCGTGACCGTCTTCTTTGAGTAAAATATCTGTTAGTTTCATAAGTTAAAGTCTTTTCTATAAAATTTACCTAGGATATTATCATTAATATAATTATTCCTTGAGTCTAGTACTTCATTTATAAATAGGTGCTTACATTCAAAATATGTAAGTTGCTTTTTATTAGAAACATATTGTAAAATTTTTTTAGTAAAAGCTTCTTTACCTCCTTCTTTTAATAGTTTTTTTATTTTAGCATGAGAGCCGTAATAATCTTTCCAATCAGATTCAGTAACTACTTTCTGTTTTAAAGGAGTTCTTCCTTTCATTCCTTTTTTAGCTCTTTCTTCTTTAAGAGCGGCTAAAGCTTTTTTTCCTAATCTTTTATTTCTCTCAAAGAATAATACTTTTTTACCTATGTATTTTTCATTAGTACTCAAATGATGAACTTCGTATATAAATCCATAAGTGCCTTCAGGCATATCTGATATATCGTTTACTATTTTATTGTCGTATGTCCATGTAGGTTCTGTCATAAGCTATTTTTTAAAATTTGTTTAGAGTCTAATATTCGATAAGCATGGCCGAAGCTGTTAAACTTAGGTTTAATATCTAATCCTAAACTACTTGAGATTGTCTTATATGGTGTATTATCATCTATGAAAACACTTCTTTTATCATGTAATTTATTAAGTAAAATAAACTCCCTTAAAAATTGAGATTGTTGTAGTGTAAGTTTAGTACGAGCTTCTATATTAAACCCTGTATGTTCATGAGACTGTTTACCAGTAGGAAGAGGTTTTAATCTTAACCTTACTATGCCGGTAACTGATATAAATCTTGATATATAGTTTTTAAAAACCGGTTTTTCATGGTAAACTTTTCCATTCTTATGTTTAATTATTTTTGGATAATCTTTACTTTTAAATGAACCCCATAGCCCTTTTGGTAAATCTTTAGCATAGTCTATTTCAGATTTAAAAAAATTTACTAGCTCTTTACTGTTATGTGTATCTCCGAAAAAAGTTTTTAAAAGAGTCTGTTTGTCTTTTTGATTTAAAGTCGAGTAGTACTTTTTTAAAATTACGAGTACGGTTCTTTTATGATCTAATGCACGTTTGAAAATGCTATGTACTCTATCCTCGAATATAGGAGTTCCGTCTGGTGTTATCCATGTTAACCGGTAAGCAGGGTCGAATATTGCGTCATCAGTAAAAGGTTTTTTAAGAATAGTTTTTGAATGATTCTTATTTCTTTTAAAAAAATCTTTAAGTATATCCGTAATATTTTTTATATGTTTATACTCCATAACACTTTTTAATACTATCCAGCAGTTAATGATACTTCTAGATTACCAGTAGAATTAGAAGCAAAATTTAATGTTCCCATTTTTTTAAATTTGGTTGCTTCATCAGTTCCAGCTAAACGAGTACCTAAACCTGTTCCTCTTCTGCAAGCAAGATCAAACGCTAAAGTTTGTTTCTTTGTACCCCCACTATTATTCCATACGGTACCTCCATCACTCCATGTACCTCCCTGCCATAGTTCTACTGATACAGATATTGAACCGTCACCGACAGTGTTAAACCATCTTGCAAACATTTCTACATCAAAAGAAGTTATAGATCCATTATCACTTATTATATAATCTTGATTTACTAATATCTGTTCATTTCCTGCTGTTGAAGTATCGTCTCCTGGCCACGCTAAGTAGTAGTTACCAGAAGCAAAGTTTCCATCACCTACATATTTTCCTCCGTTAGCTCCAGCAGACCCTATAGCATACCCTACATAATTAGCAGATGTAGAATAATTGCCGTCATGTCCAGTTCCAGTTCCAGGCTTTAATCCTGTCATAGTATCTAAATCTTTTCCGCCAACTCCTTGAGTCCATGCATATTTTATTAAATAATGGTCTTGACCTTGATCAGTCCAATCGGATGATGATACTGCAGGTATAAGGCTTTGACCGTAAGTTGGGTATCCTTGAAACTGTAAAGAGGAAGAAACTTGATTAGATGGATCGGTTATTTGCCCTGTTATAGTTTGATCAAAATATAATCCTACAGATGCTGATATAAAATCATTAAAGTGACTAGCAGACATTGATGCTGTAATGGTAGTAAGAGAGTAAGATACTGCTCCTTCAATAGAGTTCCAATCTTGAGAGCCTGTTTTGTACATGTATATAGCTTGTCCTATATAGTAATCAACGTAGGGTACTGATCCGCTAATGGAGAGTATATCTCCTGGGTTGCTATAACATATAACAACATCTTGAACTTCTCCTGCAGCTGAAATTTTAACTGCAGCTATAGAGCCTGTATCTAGTTCGGTTCTTACTCCATAATATTTTGAACCACCATTAAAGAGGTCACCATCATCATCTCCATCATTGTCTGTAGTATAAAATAAATCTCCTTCTCCTATATCGTTAATTGTAGGGGAAGGATTATTAATAAGAAGATAGTTAACATCTCCAGTACCGTCAGCCCATTCTGTATCGCTTATACAAGCAGTAGCAGCGTTAGCATACCCTGACGACTCTAATCTATTAAATTCAAATGGACGAGTTCCTATAGGCATGGGATATTTATTTTAATTTTTCTTCTATAGCGGATAATCTTTGATCTATTTCTAAGATTGCTTTATGCATGTGAGCTATTATAGGCTTTGTATCTAAAGCTAAGTAACCGTCTTTTTTAGTATGAACAGCATAAGGTAAAGATTCTTGAACTTCTTGAGCTATAAAACCTGCATCTTTTTTATTTTCTAGTTCATATTCATAAGATACGAATTTTTTTAGAATATCCAAACCTCCTTTGATAGGTTCTAAATCCTTCTTTAATTTTCTATCAGAAGTTGTAACAAAGTTATTAGCTGTTACATTACCAGAAAACGTACCAGTATCAGTTGCAAAGTCACTGTTTATAAAGTCAAAAGTAAACCTATTAAAAATTCCCCCACTACCGTCGTAGTCTCTAAAATAGAAGTTTTGTGTAGAGTCTCCTTGGAAGTCAAAATAGAAATCAGCATCATTAGAGTGAAATCTTGCACCTTTATCAGCACTACTAGGAGTTATAGCGTTACCTAAATATAAGTTAGATGTTCCTCCATCCCCTACTTGAAGTCCATTAAATTGAGGATAACCACCATTAACGTGCATTTTGAGATTGGTAGATCCTGATATAGTATTTGCGTCTGTAAATATTGCTATTTGTTGACCTACTGGAGTACCAGATGTATCTACATATCCTGATAGTCTTGAAGTTACGTGATCATATACTGCATCTCCATCTGGTATATCTCCTGACCCGTTAGTAACAGTAGCAGTGTAGTCTTTACTGTATATTGTTCCTAATCCTAAATCTGATCTTACTTCAGAATAGCTTCTACCTTCTACAGTATTAGCATCAGTAAATTTAGCGTAATCATTGTCAACAGGTGAACCTGAAGTATCAACTGTACCGTCCCCAGTACCTGCACCTATTTGAGATCTTGCTTGGGAAGCTGATCCGGAAGGAACTCCATCTGGCATATTAGCTTTTACATTTGTAGTGTCTGTCACATCTGCACTAGTTTCTATACCGTCTAGTTTATCAAACATTTCGTCTGACATTAATCCCCAGTTATCTGTATCTGCTAGAGATAGTGCAACATTATCTCCTGTAGAAGAGTTGACAGAAAATCCGGTACCTGATACTGTTTTAGATAGGTTTGT